ATGTCTTGATTCACTTGGTATGTTATCTACTACAAAAGAAGTAGAAGATACATCTGATGGAAAAGAAACTAGAGATATGACACGAGCACAAGTTCTCAAAGCTGCATTTCGTGTATTGACTTTGAAACTTGGTAAAGCAAAAGTACCAATGGTTGTTACTAATCATACTTATGATGTTGTTGGTTCTATGTTTCCCACAAAAGAAATGGGTGGTGGTTCTGGATTAAAGTATGCAGCTTCATCAATCATTTATCTTTCAAAGAAGAAAGAGAAAGATGGAACTGAAGTCATAGGTAGTATTGTACATTGTAAAAATGCAAAATCAAGACTTACAGTAGAAAACAAAATGGTTGATGTAAGATTAACCTATACTAAAGGTTTAGATAGATACTATGGATTACTTGACCTCGCACTCAAGTATGGTATATTTAAATCTGTTTCTACAAGAATAGAATTACCAGATGGTACAAAGACATTTGGTAAAACAATAAATAATGATCCTACTAAGTTCTTTACTGAAGATATTATGAAACAGTTAGACGAATGTGCAACTAAAGAATTTAAGTATGGAAACAAAGCTGAGGAAGTTGTAGATGGTAACTCTGAGCAGACTTGATATATCAAGATGTTATAAATTTGTAGCCAGTGAAGAAGAGAATAATAAATGGCAAGGTATACAACTCCTAGAATCAACTGGTAAGTACAAAGATATCATATACAAATATGGTAAAGTAAAATTCGGAAAGAAAGAAACTGCTAAGGGTGAATTACCCTTGACATTTCATTATGATCTGATATATTCAAACGATATGTCTGGAAAAGAATTACAAGAAGATTTAAAATTTAAAAATCTACTTGGTGATATACTTATGGACATTATGGAAAAACAACTAGAGGATAACAGCTTACAATATGTCAATTCAACAAAACATTGAACGCACAACATTATCAAACCTAATATCTAATGAACCTTATGCACGTAAGGTTTTACCATTTTTAAAACCAGAGTATTATTCTGATATTCATGATCGTGTTATATTTGAAGAGATAAATAAGTTTGTAGAAAAATATGGTAATCTTCCTACTAAACAAACACTATCAATAGAATTAGATAACAGAAAAGATTTAAACCAAGAACAATTTGGTAAAGTATTAGAGATCATAGAAACTCTAAATGAACATGATGTTGATATGCAATGGTTGATTGATACGACAGAAAAGTTTTGTAAAGATAAAGCAGTATATAATGCAATCATTAGTGGTATACAAATCATTGATGGAAAAGATAAACAACATACTGCTGAAGCAATTCCAAGTATTCTAACAGAAGCACTTGCAGTTGCATTTGACCAAAATGTAGGACATGATTATGTCGAGAATGGTGAAGAACGATTTGAGTTCTATCACAAGAAAGAGGAGAGAATAGAGTTCGACCTTGATTATTTTAACAAGATAACTAAGGGTGGACTACCACAAAAAACATTAAACATTGCACTTGCTGGAACTGGTGTTGGTAAATCGTTGTTCATGTGTCACATGGCTGCATCTGTACTTATGCAAGGTAAAAATGTTTTGTATATAACAATGGAGATGGCAGAGGAACGTATTGCAGAAAGAATTGATGCGAATCTAATGAATATAACTATGGACGAATTGCATGAATTACCTAAGAAAATGTTTACTGATCGTCTTGCAAAAATACAAAAAAAGACCAATGGAAAGTTAATTATCAAAGAATATCCAACTGCGTCTGCCCATACAGGACACTTTCGTAGTTTGATAAAAGAACTTGCACTCAAGAAGTCATTTAAACCAGATATTATTTTTATTGATTATTTGAATATATGTGCATCATCAAGATTTAAGGGGAACGCAAATGTTGGTTCTTACTTCTATATCAAAGCGATTGCAGAAGAACTTAGGGGTCTTGCAGTTGAGAATATTGTTCCTATTGTGTCAGCGACACAAACTACTAGAAGTGGATTTTCGTCAAGCGACATTGGGTTGGAAGATACATCAGAAAGTTTTGGTTTACCTGCTACAGCTGACCTTATGTTTGCACTCATTTCTACAGAGGAACTAGAAGATTTAAATCAGATAATGGTGAAACAATTAAAGAATAGATATAATGATCCTAGTATGAATAAAAGATTTATTCTTGGTATAGACAGAGCCAGAATGAAATTATATGATTGTGAACAAGAAGCACAAAAGGATATAGTAGATAGTGGACAAGAGAACTCTGATAACAAAACTTTCGGATTGGGTCTTGGAAAGAGTAAGACCTATGATAAATTCACAGACATCAAGGTATAAAAAAGTGGACTATTTTATACAAGAGAATGGTACTGGTTGGAATGTAGTTGAGTACCCAACTAATGATGTTGTCAAAACATTTCGTACTAAAACAGAAGCAGACAGAGTTGCAAAAGAAATATCTAGAATTAGACCTTTTGGAAATAACACTATTCCAGATTTTTTAAAAGATAAGGTTGACACAGTAGAATAATCGTGTTATATAAATAGTGTAAACTTTTTGTATAAATGGAAACTGTGTAACATGGCTAAAAACTTTTTACGTCAATTAAAACCAATTGACGAAAACAAAACATCACACGTACAAAGAATCCAAAGTTCTTATAAAGGACTATCTGAAGCATATGATATTATACCAACCTCTGAATTAGAGATTGATGAATTAGATATACCCCATAATAAAGAAAATCTAAAAGCGCTTTTTGTGGACATTACAAAGTCCACAGGTGTTGGTGATCCTATTGCATTTTCCAAAAATCCAAAAGAAAAAGGTATTAAAGTTTTAAGATCAGTTGCAGATGAACTCAATCTGCCTGCACTTGGTAAAAAATATGGATTCAAATTATCTGCTGGTAATGGTTCTAGAGGTGGTACTGGAACTAAAAGTATGGGATTTGGATTTGAAAGTCAAGTAACAAAAGATATAGAAACATATATTAATGAGGGTGAAGATTCCCCTAACTTTACTTATCCAGAATTTATGAAAGAATTACATAATAGTATTTTATCTAAACACACAGATGTTCAAGTTAAATTAGAAGGTGGTGCAAATACTAGAAGGCCTTTAGTTTTTACAGATATAGGTGCATTAATTAAAGGTAGAGAATTAGTTATTGGTAAGTATATTACAGATGTTACAGTTTATGGTGATGGTAAACCATATTATCTATCACTTAAATTTGGTGGCACTGTTACATTTTTCAATGCTGGTGTTGCAACTATCTTTACAGAAGATCAGTTTAAAGCTGGTAAGTTTAAAGATAAAAGAGCTAAACAACTTTTAAATATGTTTGGTTTAGATGAAAAAAGATTTATAGAAACCTTTGAGGGATATGATAAAACTAAATCTAGTAAAAGTGCTAAACAAATTGTTGACGTAACAAGAAAAGTAAATATGAGATCGTTACTACAATTACTAGTAACAGGTATTGGATATGGTTATTACATGATTCATAAGAAAGGTAAGAAAGTAGAATACTATCCAATGACTAGAAGAAGAATGATGGATTCTGCCAAAGTAAAAAGTGTTAAAGTTTTATATCCAACTGGTGGTTCTGCAAAAAGAATTGATATAGAGGTTGTAACAAAACTTTATATATTTAAAATAAACATTAGAAACAAACAAGGTGGGTTATATCCTTCACACATCATGTGTGACTACAAACCAAACCCAAGTGCAAAATGATTAAGTTTAGTAACTTTTTAACTGAAGATAAGGCTGGTAAGAATTTACATCTAGAACATATCGAAGATGAAATTCTAAACTTTGGTGTGCCTGGTGGTAGAGCTGCAATCAACTTTGTTCAATCACTTAGGGATATGTTATCTGGTTCTGCAAGATCATCAGTCAATATGACAGTCAAATGGGATGGTGCGCCTGCAATCTTTGCTGGTACAGATCCTAGTGATGGTAAATTCTTTGTTGCAAAGAAATCAGTATTCAATGTTAATCCAAAATTATATAAGACAAATGCAGAAGTAGATGCAGATGTATCTGGAGATTTAAATGCAAAATTCAAAGTCGCACTTGCAGAGTTCTCAAAACTTGGAATCAAAGGAGTCCTACAAGGAGATCTCATGTACACCTCAAATGATTTATCGAAAGAAACTATTGAGGGGATATCATATTACACTTTCCAGCCTAACACTATTGTTTACGCTGTTCCTATTGACAGCACTTTAGGTAAAGTTATAAAGAGTTCTAAGATAGGAGTTGTATGGCATACAACATATACAGGAGATAATCTACAGGATATGAAGGCTTCTTTTGGTGCAAATATAAGTGGTCTTAAAACTGTATCAAGTGTTTGGATGGATGACGCAACTTATAAAGATGTATCTGGTAAAGCAACAATGACAGCAAAAGAAACTGCATCAGTTACCAAATCATTATCAAATGCTGGTTCTGCATTTCAGAAAATAAACTCACCTATGTTAAGTAAGTTTTTGAATTTACAAAATACATTTACTGGTAATCTATCTGGTGCGTCTTTGAAAACATATAATAATAGTAAAGTACGACAGGGTAAACCTGTATCAAATCCAAAATCTCATGCACAAGGATATGTGAGTTGGGTAGAAGATACGTTTCAAAAACAAATTGATAAACTAAAAACACAATCAAGAAAAGATGCATTAGAAAATAAAAAGAAAGAAATAGCTCGAGAGTTACAAAAACATACTTCTAATCTTACAAATGTGATTGCATTTCAAAATCATGTAGTAGAAGCGAAGATGGGAATCGTAAGAAAACTAAATACTGTTAAAGGGTTAACTAACACTTTTATCAAAACTGCAAACGGATTCAAAGTAACAAATCCAGAGGGGTATGTTGCAATAGATAGAATTTCTGGTAATGCAGTTAAACTTGTTGATAGAATGGAGTTTAGTTTTAATAACTTTACTGCAATAAAGGCTTGGGATAAATGAAAACATATGAAGAGTTGATGTACGAATTAGAAGAAAGAAAAGCGATGAGCATTCTTCAAAGACGTAAGATGGGTATTCGTATGAGAAAGATGATGAAGAATCCAGCTGTTCAAGCGAAGATTGCAAGGGCAAAAAAGAAGATTG